ATTAGTTGGTCTTGATAAACCAATAAATTTACGTTTCCATACCTCGCCCAAACATAAAACAAACGATCCGTTTCGGGTCGCGCTTGCATAAAAGTTACAAAATTAGCATTTGGCGTAAAAGTAAAATCTATTGTTTGAATCGTTCCAACTGTCGTTATTCCTGTAATTAAAAAATCGTAACCCGCTCCAAACTCATTAAGACTTGAAATAAAAGCCGGTCCCGTTGGAATAGACGTTGGTATTAACATACCAATTTCGCTTTGTGTGTAATAACGATTTTTATAATATGCTTCATCGTCTGAAATATAGCAGGATCCAAAACCATAATTTAAACTCGCTGAATCAACGACAAATTGCCCGCTTGTCGGTACATCGTAGGCAATATAATTGATAGGCTGAACCAAACTCGCATCTATTAATTCCAAATTAAACGCTTCATCAAACCAACCGTTATTTGAATCATCGGAAATAATCGTTGCTAAATTTGCGTAGGGTTCTCCAACTAAACTTTGCCAATTCATTTGTACGTAAAGTTTTAAACTATTTGCAAAATTAAACGGCGCTTGTGAATAAATACCCGACTGCGTAACTCTTAACGTTAGTGTATAATCGCGAACCGTAGGCGTTACCGCTGTTAAATTTAACGTTGCCCTAATTGCAAACTGTCCCGAACTTTTACCTACTTGAATACCGGTAACGGGGCTTACTAAAAGTAAATCAAATAAAAACGTAGTAACTTCGCCATCGATTAAACTAAACGCGTTGCCTGTGGTTCCGTTTTGAACGTGATTAATATTTAAACGGCACCCCTCACGCGCGCGCCCCCTAACAAAAATGCTCATTATTTCACCTAGTGTAAAATCGTACCAAAACGGTATGCTTACAACGTCCAATTGGTCGCCTGCAACTGCTGTAACGCTTGTTAAAATCGTAGTAATAACGGCGCCTGTTGAATCGTATTTAGTAAACGAAACAGAATCGCCAACTCTAAACCCTTCGTCCTGAAAATCACCACCTACCCACGTAACAACGTCATTAACAGGGTCTAAATTTAATAAAACGGAATTTGAACTTTGAACGCTTATTGACTCAGTTAAAGTAAATTCAATATCTTGCTCGTCTCCTGCGTTTGCTTTATAATAAGTTAAGTAAGTACCGAAAACGTCTAAATACTGCTTAGTTTGGATTTGTACCGGCATAATCTTTTGCTATTTTCGTGATTAAATCTAAATCTCTTTTATCAATTGCATCTAATAATTTTTTATTGTCATCAAACGCCTTTTTAACTAAATCGCCGTGTTCGTTGCTTACTTTTAATAACGCCATTTCGTTTAATTTAATCAATTTTTCAATCGATTTTTTTAACTCTTTTGCTAATTTTTCCGCTTCGTCCATTATTCGTTTATTATCGTTGTTACTACTTTTCCGCTTGCCCAATTGCTCGGCTGCCGGAACGTTATTTGCGCAAAACTTTTTTCGTCAATCCATTCAATTTTTAAAATTTCAGAAATAACGCCGTCAATATCCGCAAAATTATTATCCAACAAAGTTACGAAATCTTGCGAACTTAATCGAACTCGGCAATTTTCTTTAATAATAAACTCGTAATCCTGAATTTGATTAATATAGTGATATTTTAACCAAAGTGCGTGAGCCGAACAAAAAGCGCCGTAGCTTTCACTTTGCACCAACGAACCCGCTGTAAATTGACCTAATTTTGCGTATAAAACCTTCGTTGTTGAAAAATATTGTTGGCTAATTTTCATTGCTTTTTTACGTTCTCCGATTTGAGGCGCGAAATTTGTACCGCCACCAAAAATTCCTGTAACTCCATCAACTAAAGTAAAAAATCCTTTTGCCAATAATTCAATTACACTTAATTTATCTTTTCGAGCCGCCAACGCAAAAGGAATAGTAACCTCGTTTAATCCTTTAATCGTTATTAAATCAGCGTTTGTTATTGTAAAATTTGGCTCCGTGCTGTATTCCGAATCGTGGATTTTATACATATTGCCCTCGCACGTGTGAATGTCGGAAAAATCAACGGCGTAATTAATATAATAGCGTTTCCAAATATCCTCCGTATTGTAATAATACTCGTCGTCGCGCTCACTTTGTAAACTTAACGCGGGTAAAATTATATTCGTGCTTTGATTTGCAAGCCAATCCCTACGCTCCAAACGTACCTCGCCATTCCTTACTATTAATTGCCCGTTAAACATCGTTAAACAGGCGTCTATAAAAGTCCCAACCGTTGGCGTTGTATCGGACGAACTCGGCACCCCTTTATTAAATGAACCCGTAAAGGAATTAAAAGCCTCTTCAAATATAGATTGGTTTCCCCTCACTAATGGAACGGGGCACAAATTCCAATACGGGTCGTTTGTCAATAAATCGGACGCAAAAGTATAGCCTAAAAAATTACAACTTTTTTCTAGTAACTCGTAAAAACTGCATCCTAATAAATTTCGTTTTGGCGGAAATAATAAACTGAATAATTGCCCCGCTAAATTTATAACCGCTACTAAAATAGCCGCGAAATATGCTAACCTTGCCACAACTTTTAAACTCGCTATTACAATTGCGGAAACGTTAAACGATATTGTCGGACCAACAGGTGACAAGCCGGGAATCGGAGCGGACGCCGCTATTAAATCAGTTATTGCCGTAGTTAATTCAACGGTCGCCTGTATTAATTCTTTTGTCATTATATAAGTCGAAATTGCTAACGTAATTGCTAACTCCGCTTGATTGTCTTTTATAATAAAATACGGAACTTTATTCGTATTAAAAATAACGCCTTTACTTAACATCAACTCGAAACTCGTTCCGTCTGCGTTTACTTTAAAAGTTTCAATTGCTTTGCGCCTTAATAAAGTAACTTCTATTTCGTGTTGTCGTATCTTTACGCCGTTCGTTAAATCCACGTAATAATTTATCGAAACGTTACCCGCTAACTCAACTTTGTACGGTATTCCCTCAAATAATCCAACGGCTAAAATATGTTGTTGAATTATATCCATTGCCTCCCGTGGTAAAATAACGCTTTCTGTATTTAAACTTAATATATCGGGGTTGCCTGAAAAATCAGAAACAACGCCTATTTCGTTTCGGTTTCGTGGTGTTATTTCAATATCATTTAAAAAGTGTCTCATTTGCGTACTTTAAAGCGATTATACGTAATATTATTACCTCGTTTAGTACTTTGTACTATTTCCATTAAAGAGCCTGTTATTTCGCCTATTTCAATATTTGTTTCCGGCTTATTTTTCATTACGTTTTTTAGATCCTTAACTTCGTTCATTAATAGCGCAAAATCTAAACTCGATTGAATTTGTAAACCTCCATTAATGGATTTTCCGTTTTGGTATTCCTGAGCGACTTTTGCTAATTGCTCGTTTGTCAAATTTCCGATTTGTTCGTTTAATCCTTTTGGAATTACTCGCTCGTTCGGGTGTAATACCGCGTGAAAACCGCCCCTACCATCAACGCCTAAACCATTTTTCCCCGTGTCCTCAATTCCTTTTTCAAACGCCGGTAAACTGCTAATAAATTGTTGTAATAAAACCGTGTCTTTTATAGTGTCAGATAGCGCGTTTTTACTGCCTGCCTCAACTTTTGCCGAATAAGTACTATAAACGCTTTCCGCTAATTTAATTCTTGCCTGTCGTTTTTGTTCCGCTAATTTTTGCCGGTTCCCTTCGTCAATTATTCGTTGCTGTTCGGCCATCGACTCTTTGGCGTTAATATTTCCACTATCTGCCAATGCCTTTAAACTTTCCAATTGTTTTTCGCTTGCCGAAATTTCCTTGTCTAAAATGGCGACTTTTTTCTCCGATTGTTTTGTAAAAAATTCGCTCGTTTGTTGGACCATTTTTTTAATTTCGTCTTGTCGTTCTTTTTCAGTTTTTATGGATGTTTTCGCCTCAGTTTTATCTAACGCCGCCAACGCCTCCGCTTGTTTTCTTTTTAATGCTTCAACGTCCCAACCGTACTGCTCCGCCTGTGCAATTAAATAAAAATATTTATCGTTAATTTCACGTTCCTCTAATTGTCGCGCCGACATCGTTGCTTTATCGTATTCGTCCCTCGCTTTTTCTTCTAAATCCGAAATATTATTTAAACGATCCTGCTCTTGTTTTACTCTTGCATTAATTCGTTCTTGTTGGGTTTTGTCGGCTTCGTCTTCGATTACTTTAATGTCGTCCCAATATTTTTGATCAAGTAATAATTTACCTTCGTTTAATTTTTGTTTTGCCTCCTCGTCTTTTTTGGACTTATCGTAAATACTTTGTAAATCCGCTTTATCTCTTACTAATTTATTTGCTAATAATTGTTCTTCGCTTACGTTTAAATCCTGTCTTACCTGTTGTAATTCTCTTAATTTTGCGATTAATTCCGTGTTCGTTTTTATTTCAATTTCTATAAAATTATCAACTTTTGGTTTTGGAACTTTTGAAAAATCTTTAATATCAAGGATTAACGCTCCTTTCTTTTTTAAGGCTTCTATTTCATCATCGTTGGCGGCGTCTAATTTATCCAATGCGGCAATCTGATTTTCTATTTCAGCAATTTCCGCTCTTTTAGCCTGCGCCCCCCTTCCCGAAACTGCTAAATAATCATTTTTCATAAATAAACCTTTAAAACCTTCCTCAAGTTCATCAACCCAATCGGTATATTCTTCTGTAGTTTTAATTTCCGCCTCAATTTGTTTTTGGTATTCCTTTTCTCTTAAAACTCCAATTGCTTTTTGTTTTGCCTGTAATTTTAATAAACCAATATTCATTTCTAATTGACCATTAATTTGGGCAATACTCATTGTTTCGGCGTTCATATTTGACAATAAACCCGGATAAGCCGCTTGAAATTCTTTTACTTTTTGTACCTTTTCTTTTCTGCTTAATGTTTCGCTTTTTAGTTGTTTCATTAATTTATCGGACGCGCTTAGTTCGGCGCTTATTGATAATAGCCCTTCTTTTGTTGCGTCTGCGGACGCTCTTTTTGCTGTTGCTTTTTCTTTTTCTAATTTTGTTTCCCTATCGGCAAATAATAAATAACCGGCAACCGCCGCCGTCAAGGCAACAACCCCCGCAATTAATAAACCGATTGGGTTCGCCTTCATAGCTGTATTTAAACCCGTTTGCGCTACAATTGCCCCTTCTGTTACCGCTGTTTGGGCTACCGTTGCCCCTGTTTGCACAACCGTTGCGCCTGTTTGCGCTGTTGTCAAGGCTATATCCTCAGCGCTTAAAATAGCTTGTTCCGAATCCACTACGTTTTGTGCCTCACTAACTACTAACTCCGCTTCGTTTACTGCTGTATTCGTAGCCTGTGCAACCGTTTGAGCCGTTGTTGCTGTTGTAAGTAGCCCCATTTTAGACAACGCCGCCGTAAATCCTGCCTTTATTTCCGTAACCGTGTCTCCTATGCCTCCTAAAACCTTTAACGCATCGCCTAAACCCGCTAACGCCTGTAATCTTTGCATCGATTTTAATACGCCCTCGTTCTCAACTCCTAATAAAACCATACTAGATTGAACGCCTTGAAACGCCGCAACCCCAACTTGCCCAACTTTTGCCATCGAACCCGCCATATTTTCTAACCCTGAACCCGCCGTGCTTTTAATTACGCTTGCCGTGTCTTGTATTTGGTCCTTTAATTCACCCGCTTTATTTGCCATTTCTTGGAAACGTGGGTCCGTTGTACTCATATTTTGCATTGCTTGAGTCAATTCCCGTAATTGAACTTTTAACGGCTTAATAGCGCCCTCGTAATTTCCTACGTTTCTAAAATTATCGCCGACTGTTTTATCAATTCGTTTTAATTCAGCGTCGCCCTTTTGCGCTTCAATTGTTACCTCCCTAAATTGCTGTTCTAACTTTGCGTAGGTGTCCGTGGACTTTTGCCCGTTGTCGCGCATTTGTAATAAAGTAGCCGCCAATTCTTTACTTTGGTTTTTGTAGTCCCTTGTATTTTTTTCAAGTTGTTTATAAACGCTTGCCTCATTTTGCAACGCTTTTGCAATTTTAGCGCTTGCGTTAATTTGTTTTTGTGCCTCCGCGTCCGCTAATTTTTTTAATTTAACTTCCTCCATTGTCGCCTGAACGATCAACTTTTTAGCCTGAGCCTCCTGTTTTTGTATCTCGATTGACTCCCTTTGTAATTGGTTCGCCTTTTGTGTAAAGTTTGTAAATTCTTGGATTCCTTTCGTGTTTGTAACGCTTGAATTTTTAACACCCTCTTTTACTAGCTTTGCGCTTTCCGATAATTCGGCTTTCATTTTTCCCAAAGTAATAATCGTGTCCTCTGCGGATTTTCTTATTTTTAAAAATATATCCGCCTCTTCGAATATATCGGTAACACTAATTTTTTTTGCCATTGTTCATTTTATTACTTCGTTCAAACTCTTTTACTAAATCAAAATATTCCGACGCCGTTATATTTTTCGTGTTAATCCAACTACCCAACCACTTACTTAAATGAATTAAACTTTGTTCTATTGACATTCCAACTCCGTTATTATTCATCAACATTTTTAACGTTTCAATTTCAACCTCCAACAAAGTTAGTGTAAATCGATCGTTTTCAATTACAAAATCGCACTCAAGTAACGCCTTTTTTTTCATTGCCTTTAATATCTTTAAATAAGTCGCGTTTAAGCCCTGTTTATTTATGTAGTCATCAAATAGTACTTGCCACGCCTCAACGTCGCTTAAATCGCTTCCTTTTGCCAAATTAAGCCTAACGTATTTTATTTCTCCCTCCGTACATTTTAGCCAATTATACAAAGGTATGGTTTGAATACTATCGTGATAACATTTTGACCGTTTCAATATATTTTTTAAGTAATTCTCTTTTAAATAATTCCAAATTTTCCTCGTTAAGTTTAAGAATATCCTCGCCATATTTTTGAAATAAATTTGTTTCCTCGCCTGTTATTTTATCCGTCTTAATTGGGTCGGCGTTAATTTCTATATAATCGACAAATATATTAAAAATCATCGATTCGTAAAAGTCGCCGGTATCGTGTAAAGTATAATGCGAACCCGCTTTTTTTTCAGGGTTTATTTCTTCTGTGTACGCTGAATAATAACCTAAAATATTTCCGTCGCCGTCTTGACCCTCTTTAAATAATTGGTCTTGTCGAATTAAATCCAAAGTCCAAACTTGAAATTTTTTGTCATCTAAAACATACGCCCAAAAAACTCTGTTTTCCATCGCTTTGAACGTGTGCAAAATCTCACCTAAAACCGTATCCATAAAATTAGCGCCCATAATTTTTTTAGTTTTTAATTAAATCCACGTCCCGAATTTTGCATACATTTTATTTTTTCGGACTCAACAAAATTTAAGAATTTTAGTAACTTTTTTACTTGCAATTTAAGTTTTTTCATTTTTTCATTTTATTATTTTTTACCCTCTGAAACCCTTATGTTTATTGGATTTTCCATTATCTCCGTTTTTATGTATAATCTATAAGTAAAGTATTAAAGTCGCTTAAATCGCTTTAAAACTATATTTAAACGCATTTGATATAATTAGCTAATTAACAAAAAAGGGGAACATTTGCCCCCCTTAATTACTAAAAATACCGCTAAAATTACAATGCTAAAAATGTAGTTTCTCCGGTAAATCCTGTTTTAACAACTCGCAAACGATAGTCATCACCTGAAACGTATGAAGCCAATAACGTGTATTCGCCGTCGTTAATTTCACTAACTGCCGTTGGTACTAAAGGCGCGTTTGTTGACAAATTAAATAAAGCAAAATCCGCTAAAATTCCTCCTTTGAATCTCAAAGGATTAACCGCCGTTCCATAATCAAACGTTGCATCGAACGTAATTGACGCCGTTGTAACCTGAGCCGTAACGTCCAAATTAACATCGATTAAACCGTTAAGATCGTTAAAATCCTGTCCCGCTTCGTCGCTTGTAATCATATACATAGTTGACTCGTCAAAGAAACGATCAAAATCAAAACCTAACATTATTTTCTGAACCGTTGTATCGGTTGCAAACATAAATTTAGGATCCCAACTTTGATTATCTACGGTTATTGGGTAAAGGTAGTTACCTACTTTTGAACCAATTAAAGACCCGTTTACATCAACGATATAAACGCCGAACTCTACACAACGACCACTTGCCAATTTCCCTAAAAAAGTAGGGGTTGAATCTGACGCCCACAACTCACCTGCGAAACTTCTTTTACCTTGACGTAAAAAAGCCATTTTACCGCTGTTCGCTTCCTCGAAAACTGTATCCGCTTTTGCAAGTTCTACGTTCTCAAAATTCGGCAAAGGATACCAACGTAAACTCGCGTCTATTTGATTAATTAAAGACGACCAAACAGGAACCACAAAAGGCGCTGTTAAATCAATCTTATTAGTTATTCCTGCATTCGATACCAATGGCACCAAAATTAGTTTAGACGTAACGGATTGAACCGGTACGCAATTAGGTTTTCCGGTATTCGATAAACCTACATTACAATTACAACCTACACTCATTTTTTTATTTTTTAAAATTAATTAACATTTACAATTTTCTTTGTATTTTTCTAATTTAATCCTTAATTCTACGCCCGATAAATTAGCGTCTAAAATGTTCTTAAACATACTCTCGTTTTGCTCAACTCCGAACCTGCTAAAAGTTATTATTTCGTAATCCTCAATAGTTTTATATTGTCTTGTCCGTGTTATGGTATCTAAGAACTCCAAAACTAAACGCTCCATTGGAAAAACAACTAAATCCAAATGATCCTCGGTATAATAATTTAATACGTTAGTCTCATCTAAAAAAAACAACCTTACATCAGTATTAAAATCCAACGTATTTTCACGTCCATACTTTGTAATCCGTAACGTTTGTAAAAGCCAAATAATTGGCGTTTTTTCCGTTACGTTTTTTCCTGAAATAGTCCATTCGCGATTTGTAGCTATTTTCGTTCCTGTAATCCAAAACGGCAAAGGTAAATTTATTAGATCCTCTAAATCCGGCGCGTTGGGAGTAACGGGTGTTACTTTAATCCACTCATCAACAACCATATCCGTAATACGATATTCGTCACCTGTTGCGTTAGTAACTGTCTTCCCAATACGTGCCCATTTTGTGTTGCAAATATCCGTTCTTAAATTAACTGAGTCGTAAACTCCGAATATAGTGTTATTCATATCCAAAACAATATCCTTAATTAATTGCGAAACTTCTTTTGTCATATCCAATAATTAAAACCTTTCGGCTGTCCGTTAAACGTGTTAAAATGCCCTTTACCAACGTAAGTAATTTCGACTAACGCGTCATTATTTCCGCCCGTTATATGTGCAAAATCTCCGACTTCGTAATCAACGCCACCCTGAACAACGGTTAAATTTGTAATCTCGCCGTTCGTAACAGATAAAAGCGTAAAAGTTCCATCGTTACCACCACCAACAACCGTTAAAATATCGCCCGCTAAATAATTCGAACCTTTATTAACAATTACTAAGCTACCTATTCCGCCTAAACCGTCATCAACTATATTGACCGTACAACCTGTTCCCGCGCCTCCTGTCGTCGCTAAACCAAACGCCGTAACGTATAGCGTTCCCGCTGTCGTTATGCTGTTTAAATAAGCGCCTCCAATTGGATTGCAAGTCGTTTGAACTTGACAACCTGAGCCAATTTGCAAAGGTGTTGCGGTCGTAATCGTTGCCGTTGCATCGTTGTTGCCGTCTAATATTGTAACGACATCGCCCGAAACGTAACCCGTTCCCGCGTTATCAACTGAAATACTAAGAATACCGCCTGCGCCGTCGTCTACGTAATCAACTGTTAAACCCGTTCCCGAACCTCCCGACGTTGCAACCCCGTTGTTTGTCGCGTAACCTGTGCCAATATTTCCAACGTTAATAACAGTTACTTCGCCCGAAACGTTTACTAAATAAACTAAATCGTCGCTGTATCCTGTCCCCGAATTATAAAAGGAAAACGAAACGGCTTGATTTGTAGGCAAATTAAAATTTAAAAATATGTAATTTCTAATTGCTCGGTAAGTCGTTACCGCTTCGTTATAACGTGCGTAAATCATTGTTTGTAAAGTATTCACAACCGAACTGTTTTCGGATTTTGGGCGAACGTTTCCGTACGGCGTCATCTGATTATAAAGATCTTTTGAGTACTCGAAATAAATAAACCCTTTTAACATTTCTATTATGCCCGCCGAATCCAACATATTAAATAAAGTTACATCCTCATAAAATGGAAAAAATATTTGTTTAAAGTTTGGACTTTTAGGCTCAAAATTGGCGTCTAAATCTGAAATAAATTCAGTATATAAAACGGATCCAAATAATTGGCGTAAATACCTCCCTTCGTAAATATCAATATACGATTGCAATTTTGCAACGTCGTAAATTCCTGTGTGTAACTCGTATTTATTTGTAAAATCTGCGGGCGTTAAAAACATAGTTATCTTATTTTAGTTTACCTAATCCTTTTTTTAAAAATATCCTTAACATCGCTCCGGTAACTTCCCAAATCGTGCCTTTTTTCATCGTTGGCGCTTCGCCATTGCTTACAAAGTGATACGTTTGATCGTCGTTAATTTCAATATCTAACGTTTTTTTATCGGCGTCTTTTTCAAATTTAACGTCAATTTTTTTCGTGTCAATATCTACTTTTAATTTACCGTTTTCGTCTCTGTGAATTTCAACGTCTACATTTTTTGTATCGATTGAAACGTCCAAAGTTTTGCGCTTACGTGGTTTCTTTTCCATTTTAGACTAATTTATCGTTTGTTAAATTAAAGAGCGGCTATACAAGTTGCGAAAACTCCCTTAATAAACGCGCCTGTGTCGTTTGCTTTAACGTAGTTAACTAATCTTGCTTCGCATAGGATAGTTACCATATTTCGCTGAAAATCATCGTCAACGTATCCTACGGACATATTAACCGCCTCGCGAATTTTAACGTTTGCTTTTGAATAATCACCAATTAAAAACGTTCCCGCTGTTATATTGTTAGATTGAACGATTATTAAACCCGCGATCATCATTTCGCCCGTTGTCGGTAAAAATATTGGGTAAGTATATTCGCCTGTCGTGGATTTTGTTAACTGAATCGCCGCAACGTCTGACGGATGCAAAACAACGTGCGTAGGGTAAAAATTCAACGCCTCCGATTGTGCTTTTCCAACTCGTATAACATCGCTAACGTTAGGCTGTGTAATTGTTCCTGCAAAGAGACCCGCCGCCCACGTAGTCGCTGTTGAAACTAGACCTACTAAATCCGTACCGCCTGCTCCGTTGATTAATGAATAATCAATTTTTTGCTCAACGTTTGCCATTAATTCGATATTAACCTCAGAAGAAACAAACGCTAAATCCGACATCATTTCTTTTGAAACTTTCAAGGTAGCCGCTACTTTTTTAACCTCAACTGAAACCTCTTGGTATTGAACTTGCCCCTGTGCTTTTGCTACCGCTTCAGCAACCCACGCGCCTGTCGATTGTGTCGTTTGCTGAATATAAGTTACAAATTTTGAGGTCGTTGTTCCAACGTTTGCAATTTCTAAAATACGTCTTGTTGGTCGTGCAATACGGTTAACTTCAGGATCTAAAACGCTTAACGCAATATTTCCTGTATAGTCGCCTGTAATTGTTGTATCCGTTTTAACGTCTAAATTAAACGTTTGTCCCTTTTCGATAGTATCCAAAATTGTTTTGTGATTGTTCGCAAAACTTTTAACCATCGCTTGCCCTAATGAACGGCTTGGAGCCTCAACATTTTGAACCGCTTTTGAACTCATCGCTTCAAGTTTTCCCTCAAAACGTGCAATTGTTTTTTCCATTTCTGAATTTTTTTTGTCTAAATTTTTAAGCGAATTAACCGCACTTTTTAATTCTTCTACCTCTTCGACAGTTGCCATTGTTTCCATAGCCGCGTCAAATAAACCATTAATTCTTTGTAATACTTCTTCCGGTGTTAAGTTCGCGATAATGTCCGCTTGTTCCGGTGTTAAATTTTCACTCATTTTTTTAAGTTTTTAAAATTAATATTATTTACTACTTTACTCCAATCAAATAAATTTTCGCCTTTTATAATTGGCTCGCTAATTACGGAATAATTTTTAACAATTGGCTCCGACAAAGCAAGTAAAACTAATTGACTATTTAGATATTTGATCTTCATTTCTATTTCGTACAAACGTTCGTCCGACCCTTTGCCGTTACTTAACGCTTTTACCTGTACGTTTAATTCATTTGTTATTTTATCAATATAAGCCGTTTTATTTTGGCTTTTAATTACATCTATTACATTTGTTTCTTCGTTGGAACCAAAAGTTACTGCCGAACCTTCAAATAATTTTACTTCGTTTATTTGGTGGTAACCCCCACCATCTAAATTTTTATCCTCGATAAAATTTACTTTGTCTTTTATATATTGGAATCCTATTGAGTGTTCGCGTATAATTCCGTCCTCGTAATCTTTAAAGGCGTCCTCTCCCATTGTTGATCGCCCTAATTGAGCGACTGCAAATAATCCTTTTACATCCTCTTCTAATCTTAGGAATTTTCCAATCGGTTGTTGCCAATCGTGGTGGCGTAAAAAAGCAATT